CAAACTCCTATAGTCAACTGAGCGACATCATACTATGGGTGCTAATTCTTCCAACGAATGCTCGCTGTTGTGCGGTATGTGTGGAAGAGATGCCGAGGAATTGAGTGGAAGCGTGCGCGACAGTGCGTCTCAATACCTTGATGAAAAGCGTGGATCTTTTGTTCTTCCAACAATGGAGATCCGCGAATGCTTTGTCCAAGTTCCAATGGTCAACTTGCCGGTGAACCCTAACCATACTCATGGTTCATCGGCTAGTGACCGTAGTTCTGGATCAGTGATGATCGGCCACATTGCTGCGTGTGCCGGGCGCACTCCTGTGTTTTTCCAGGGGTCGGCCTCGGACGTACGCAATGGTCGAGAAATTTCACGCAACTATTATTGGGTGAAAGATGTAAACGCTCCGGCGCGTGACTTCAATCCGTCGGATGATGATTTCATCGCTATGGTCGATGTGGATTACTATGTGGATATGAACAAATTTCTTCGTGATTCGTTCAAACCCATAATTCTCTACACGTTCCAACCCCAAACGTTAGGCTGTTCCGAAGGCGAATTCGGTTTCTGCTTTGATGACAAAGGCAACGTCAGTTATGACGTTACCGGAGGGTCCGGCTACGGGCATCCAATTTGGCATTATGTTGGTGACTCAGTCAAAGTTACCAAGAAGTTTTGTGGTATTACCTACGAAACTTCTACATTTGCATTGGAAAAACGTGCTATGGGCCCTCATCATCAGCTTGTCTTGCTGGCACCGCTGGCCAAATTTACTGGGTTGGCCGGTTGGGTGTCTGACAAGCTTCTGAGCGGGAATGAACTGAAGCGTCTGGACCCCCGCGTGAGCGGAGGTTTCACTCGTATGCTTGTCCAAACCAAAGAAGGTTTGTACATGCAAACGGGGAGAGTCGGAGACCATACTTTCGCCAGCGTGCCCAAACACGTAGATGACGAAATTGCATCAATAGCGAGAGTCAGCAACACTTTCACCATCTCCATGGTTAAGGCTGCTGTTGGCTCGGTTGATGCCCGTGGTATGCCTTTGTTGCATGAATACCATTTGCAGAAGCGAACTGAGAGCGGCCCTAAGATGGCCGTCGTGGATCCTTATGTGAAAACATTCCAATACATTCCCCATCTGAGTGCATTGGACACTGATGCCAAACCTTCTATGGTTTCTTTTATGGAACCAATCGTTGATGGTGCTTACTGTCCTGCGTTGTGTAAGAATAACGATGACAGAGCCGTCACTAAGAGGGTTAAAGAACTGCAAACTAAACCGATATCCTACACGCCATTTTTGTTACAGGTGATGGAAGAGTTCGTTGAAGAGTTTGCTCGGGGACTGGGGCTGAATCGGTTGTTTCCGGTGGAGATAGATGAAGTCTATCGCCGCCAGAGCAAGCCTACTCAACAAAGAATCTTAGAACGAGCGGAGTACGAAATGGGCACGGATAAAACCAGCACTTTCGTAAAACGTGAAGCTTACATGAACCCTAATGATCCGCGCATTATCTCGCAAATTAACGGCGTAGACAAGCGTGAGTATTCACAATTCATGTATGCTTTGAGCGATTACCTGAAGACGATACCATGGTGCGCCTCAGGTCGCTCTAATGCTGAGATTGCGGAGCGCATAGCCCAAATTTGTTCGACGGCTAGCTTTATAGGAATAACCGATTTCGCCCGTATGGACGGTAGAGTGAGCGCTCTCGCTCGTCATCTAGACAAACTCTTGATGACTAGGGTTTTCCACCCACGATTCCACGCCGATATGCTAAGACTGATGAAGAAACAGCACAATTTGAATGGGCATACTAAGTTTGGAATAAAATATAAAACGGGTGACACCCGCTGCTCTGGCTCGCCTGAGACCTCGCCGTTCAATGTAAATTTGAACGCGTTCGTTGGTTTCTTGGCTCTTAGGATGGAACGCCATCCGCCAGACGCGGCTTGGAACAAACTCGGTTTGTACATGGGTGATGATGGGGTTACAGCTGATGTGCCCAAGAAAACTTATGAGAGAGCTGCTGCAGCAGTGGGACAACTATTGACATCGGAGATAATAGTGAGAGGTGAGAAAGGGGTGAATTTTCTCTCCAGACGTTACGGGCCCGACGTTTGGTATGGCGACATGAACAGTATGTGTGCGCCAGCTCGAGCTTTGTCAAAATTCCATGTTACGGTACACATGCCATCTAATATCACGCCTGTTGCCAAGTTGGTGGACAAATCATTTGCCGCCTGGTTAAACGACGCAAGTACGCCTATCCTAGGAGACTTTGTTTCTGTGGTTGTGAGAATTAGCGGGATGAGGATTGACAAGTTCAAGAACTTGAACAATGCTTGGAACGTTAGTTCTGTTGGGACGTATCCCAACAAACGGGCGGATTGGATGTTAGACGCGATTAGGGAAGAACTCCCTAATTTTGATATCGACAGGTTTATCGCTTGGACTGAGAGCATCAAGACGCTACAAGAGTGTCTCAAGCCTCTCGACTGCAACGTCCAGGTCGAACCAAAGCCCAAGTCCGGATTACTTGAACTACAAGGTGATATTGTAGGAACTCAAGGACCGGATACCACTGAACCTACCAGCGACAAAGGATCTGAAGGATGGCAGAAAGTCATGAGCAAGAAAAACAAGAAGATCCAACGCAAAGCGAAAGACGCGGTCCTGAATCCAACCGCGCCTCGGAAGCGATTCCGAGTTAAAAACCAGAACACCACTGGTGGAGTGAAGAAATAGATGGATGTATCTTCATTGACTCTACCCCAGAGTTTTGTGTGAGAACACAAC